TGGTTACGTTTGCTGAGTTTGCTGCGATTCGTGGATGCACGAAAGCGGCAGTGACTCATGCCAGCAAGAGCCGCATTGCGGCGGCGGTGGTGATCAAGGACGAAAAGAAATGGCTCGATCGTGACCTGGCGCTGGAGCTGTGGAACAAGAACACGCAGGCGACGCATTGCAGCAAGGTGAGCCAGCCAGATCCGGTGGACCCGAAAGATTTGCGCAGCGCGATCGACAAGTTGCCTGATGATGCGATTCCGGATCTCAACGAGTCCAGGGCGAGACGCGAGCACTATCAGGCGGAGCTGGCCAAGCTGCAGGTGACACAACAGCGTGGTGATCTGGTGCCTGCTGATGAGGTGCGCAAGGACGCATTTCAGGTGGGTCGCAGCATCCGCGAGGCGCTGAGCAACCTGGCCGATCGGTTGAGCCACCAGCTGGCGGGGGAGATTGACCCGGTGGTGATCCATGAGGTGCTGACGCGTGAGCACCGGGATGCGCTGATGGCGCTGGCGGAGGTGGAGGCGTGAGTGTCTGGCGCGCGGGATTCATGGAAGGGCTGCGACCTGAGCAGCCGCTGACGGTGAGTGAGTGGGCTGATGCGCACCGGCGGCTGAGCAGCAAGGCATCGGCGGAGCCTGGGCCATGGCGCACCAGCCGGACGCCGTACCTACGCGAGCCGATGGACTGCTTGAGCAGCAGCAGCCCGATTCAGCGGGTGGTGATGATGTTTGCGGCGCAGACGGGCAAGACCGAGGCCGGAAGCAACTGGCTTGGGTATGTGATCGACCATGCACCGGGTCCGATGCTGTGCGTGCAGCCGACGGTGGAGATGGCGAAGCGGCTGAGCAAGCAGCGGCTCGAGTCGATGATCACGGAAACGCCGGTGCTGGCGGAGAAGATCGCACCGGCCAGAGCACGGGATTCAGGCAACACGATGTTTTCGAAAGAGTTCCCCGGCGGGATCATGCTGCTGACGGGGGCCAACAGCGCGACGGGGCTGCGGTCGGCGCCATGCCGGTATCTCTTCGCTGATGAGGTGGATGCGTTCCCGAGTGATGTGGATGGCGAGGGTGACCCCGTGGCGCTGGCGGAGCGACGGACGACTACGTTTGCGCGGCGCAAGATCCTGCTGACCAGCACGCCAACGGTGAAGGACTTCAGCCGGATCGAGGCGGAGTATCTGCGCAGCGATCAGCGGCGGTTCTATGTGCCGTGCCCCAGTTGCGGCGGGATGCAGTGGCTGCAATGGCCGCGGCTGAAGTGGGATGCAAAGCGGCCTGGTGATGTGCGGTATGAGTGCGAGCACTGCGGCGAGCGGTTCGAGGAACTGCACAAGCCGGCGATGCTGCGCGGCGGCGAGTGGCGCGCGACGGCACCGAGCGATGGCCGGACGGCGGGGTTTCAGTTGAGTGGGCTGTACAGCCCGTTGGGGTGGTGCAGCTGGGAGCAGCTGGTTGATGACTTCCTGCGGGCCAAGGCGGACGCGCCGGCGTTGAAGGCGTTTGTGAACACCAGGCTGGCCGAGACGTGGGAGGAGGACTATGCGGCATCGGTGAGCGCTGATGGGCTGCTGGCCAAGCGGCTGGACTACCCAGCGGGCAAATGCCCTGATGGCGTGGTGCTGCTGACCTGCGGCGTGGACGTGCAGGACAACCGTTTGGCGGTGAGCGTGTGGGGATGGGGCGAAGGCGAGACGGGCTGGCTTGTGTGGCACCAAGAGCTGATGGGCGATCCGACGCAGACGGAGGTGTGGGGGCAGTTGGATCAGGTGCTGGCGACCGAATGGGATGCCGCGGGTGGGCGGGTGCTGCAGGTGGCGCAGATGGCAGTGGACAGCGGCGGCCACTGCACGCATGAGGTCTATGCCTATGTGCGCGACCGGGTGCGGCAGGGCGTGGTTGCGATTAAGGGCAGCAGCAGACGCAACAGCCCAGCGGTTGGCAAGGGCAGCAAGGTGGATGTGAATTGGCGGGGGCGGGTGATCAAGCGCGGCGTGACGCTGTATCAGCTGGGGACCGACACGATCAAGACCACGCTGTTCGGCCGGCTGCGGCACAACGAAGGCGCGGGCGGGTTGTTCTTCGGGCAGGCTGCTGATGCGGAGTATTTCAAGCAGCTGACAAGTGAACGGCAGGCGTTGCGGTATCACCGCGGCTTCCCGATCCGGGAGTGGGTGAAGAAAGCAGGTGATCGCAACGAGGCGCTCGACTGCGCGGTCTATGGCTATGCGGCGATGTTGATCTACAGCCGGCGGATGAACAAGGCGACGATGTGGCAGCAGTTGCGTGATCAGATGGAAGGCGGGAAGAAGCCGGCGCTAAGATCCAAACAGCAGGCTGCCCCTGGGCCTGCTAGTGGCTTCGTCAGCAACTGGTAGCCGTGCGCATCCCAAGCGAGATCAGAGCCGGCGACACCATCCAGTGGCGCGATGTCGAGGGCGTTGACAACCTGGGCAACGCGGTCAGCAGCGCTGACTACACGCTGACTTATTGGCTGCGGTTCAACGCTGCCAGCGAAGGCGCAAGCGTGACCGGCACGGCTTACGGTACTGGGTGGGAGTTCACGATCAGCGCAGCGACCAGCGCGGACTTTGACGCGGGGACATGGTTCTGGCAGGCGATCGCCAGCAAGGCCGGATCGGTGATCACGCTGGGCAGCGGTCAGCTGACCGTGGCAGCAGCGCTGAGCTATGCCGGCACACCCGGCGCGCTTGATGGCCGGTCACAGGCGCAGAAGGATCTGGATGCGGTGCAGGCTGCGATCCGCGCGCTGGTATCCGGCGGCGTGGTGCGGGAGTACACGATCGGCAGCCGGAGCCTGAAGAAGTACGAGCTGGCGGATCTGCTGCAGCTGGAGGCAAAGCTGAAGGCTGATGTGAAGCGTGAACAGATGGCGGAGCTGATAGCTAATGGCCTGGGCAACCCCCACAATCTGTTCGTGAGGTTCTGAGATGGGACTGAGAACGCGGCTATTCCGGGCGATGGGCTTTGAGCCGGTGCGGCCGCGGGGTCGGGCGTATCAGGGTGCGCGCGTCAGCCGGCTGACGGCGGACTGGGTGACGAGCGGCACCAGCGCCGATGCTGAGATCAAGTCGAGTTTCAAGGCGCTCCGCAACCGTGCGCGGCAGCTGTGCCGTGACAACGACTACGCCAAGCAGGCACTGCGCGCGATCCAGAACAACGTGATCGGGCACGGCATCCGCCATCAGGGGCAGGTGCGGATGCTGCGCGGCGGCAAGCTTGACGAGGTGATCAATAGCCGCATCCATGAGCAGTGGGAGCGGTGGATGCACAAGAGCCGCTGTGATGTGAGCGGCATCCTTGGCTTCCACGACATCGAGCGGCTGCTGATCCGCAGCCTGGCCGAGTCTGGCGAGGTGTTTGTTCGAATGATCAAACGGCCGTTCGGTGATAGCCGGGTGCCGTTTGCGATGCAGGTGCTCGAGGCGGATTACCTGATCGATGACGACGTGCCCCAGGCGGCTGAGGGCAACACGGTCAGGATGGGCATTGAGGTGGATCAGTACCTGCGGCCGCAGGCTTACCACTTCTATGCGAACCACCCAGGCGACACCTACGCAGGCAACCCGCGCACCAACGGCCGGCGGCTTCGTGTGCCGGCTGATGAGGTGATCCATCTGTTCCTGCCCGAGCGACCGGGGCAGACCAGGGGCGTGACGTGGTTCGCATCAGCGCTGATGCGGCTGCACATGCTGCAGGGCTATGAGGAGGCCGAGGTGGTGCGGGCGCGGGCGAGCAGCGCGCTGATGGGATTCATCACCAGCCCCGAGGGCGAGCTGATTGGTGATGCGGTGTACGAAGGCGAGCGGGTGAGCGAGTTTCAGCCGGGTGTGTTCAAGTATCTGCAGCCGGGCGAGTCGGTGACGGTGCCGGATCTGAACAGCCCTGACGGGCAGCTGGAGCCGTTCACGCGGTCGATGCTGCGCGCTGTTGCTGCTGGCGTGGGCGTCAGCTTTGAGAGCATCAGCAAGAACTTCTCAGAGAGCAACTACAGCAGCAGCCGGCTGAGCCTGCTCGAGGAGCGCGACACCTATCGGGTGCTGCAGCGGTACATGATCGAGAACTTCCACCAGCAGGTGTTTGAGCAATGGCTTGACATGGCGGTGCTGAGCGGCACGCTGAACCTGCCGGGCTATGAGACCAACCCAGACCGCTACCGCGCGAGCCGGTGGGTGCCGCGGAGCTGGGAGTGGGTGGACCCGCAGCGCGAGGTGGACGCTTATAAGACGGCGGTGCGATGCGGGTTCAAGACGCTGGGTCAGGTGATCGCTGAGCAGGGCGGCGACCTTGAAGATGTGCTGGTCGCGCGTCAGGCCGAGCTGGCGATGCTTGATGAGATGGAGATTGTGACCGACACCGATCCGAGTGAGGTCACATCCGGCGGCGCTGCGCAGGTGCCGCTGAGCATGGGAGCGGTGCCGCAGTTTGAGGACACCGAGCCACCGCTCGAGGATGAGGAGTACGAAGAGAAATCGGTGCTCGAGGATCCGACTGAGGCGTTTGAGGATTGATGGCAACGATCAACGGGCAGGAGATCAACCTGATGCCGACCGATGGCATGAGGACTGAGGCGCAGCGTTACCGCGACTGGAAGGCCGAGGGCCGGGCAGGTGGCACGGAGGTGGCCGCGGCCAGAGCGCGACAGATCCTGAGCGGCGACGAGCTGAGCGCTGACACCGTGATCACCATGGCCGCATGGTTTGC